GGTGGCATCATGGATGTCGTGCCTAGAGAACCTGCTATACTTGGTGGTATTAAAAAAGCCGTTAAAAAAGTTACTAAAGGCGTAAAAGATATTGCAAAGTCTGATGTAGGTAAAGCTGCTTTGATAGGAGCAGCTGCATTTGGTATACCGGGAACACAAATAGGTGGTCTATTTGGAAGAGCATCTTTTGGTGGACCAGCAATGGGCTTATTTGGATCTAAAGGTATTGGCGCTACATTAGCTAGTTCAGGTTTTCTACCAAAAGCAGTTAACCCTGCGATGCAAAAAGCAATTGGTAAAGAAACTGTAGGTGGTATTTTTGGTGGTGCTTTAAAAGGTAACGTAGGTAAACTAGCTACACTAGGATTAGTATCTACATTTTTAACAACTGAACTTGGTATGACAGAGGAACAAGCTGAAGAAGAATTAGCCAGAGATCCATCAACATATTTAGAACAATATTATAGAAATTTAAATCCACCAACTGCGGATACAAATTCAGAGCAGTATGAACAACAAGTTAGAGATTTTGTTATAGCTAACACATCTGAGTATGCTGTAGGTGGCAGAGTAGGTTATGCAAGTGGTACAGGTGAGTCTGGTATTATGAAAATGGCTTCAGGATTAGGAGATGAGTCTGATGCTATAGCTATACAATTATTTGGTAAACCTGTAAAAGAATTAAATCCAGATGAAATGCAAGAATTACAAGATGAAATAGATAGATTAATGAATAAATTTAGAGCTGAAGGTCCAGTGTTACCACCAGATACAACACAACCTGTAAATCCTTTTGGACCAAGACCAGGAGACTTTGGAATTGAAGAAGACATCCCAATAAAAACAGCATCTTATGGATACAACGAAGCAATGTCAGATACTTATGATTCATATCTAGAAATGAAGAAAAAAGGTCTTATACCTCCGACAATGGACTTTGATGAGTTTTTACAAGAAGTTGTACCAGAGATGGGTAGTAAAAAAATTAAAGAAACAAGAGGTTTAGCTGCTATAGGTGGTAAAATGGATACGGCAAGCATGAACGCTATGCAAGCAGCGGGTGTCGAGGGACTACCTGTAAGACAAAATCCAAAAGGTGTTAAAGAGCTAGATCTTAGAGAAACTGGTGGATTTATACAACCTGTTGGTATAAAAGAAAAAGAAGACGACATTCCAGCTATGTTATCTAATAATGAATTTGTTATGACAGCTGATGCAGTAAGAGGCATGGGTGGTGGTAACGTAGAACTAGGCGCACAAAGAATGTACGATCAAATGAAGATGCTAGAAGCAGGAGGAAAAGTATAATGGCAGAAGTAGTAAGAACAGCCCCAGCAGAGTTTATAGAAGCTGGTGCAAAAACATATTTAGATGATCTAACAAAAGCCATTGGTGGTTTTAAAACTACAGATCTTTCTACTATCATGGGTCCACAGTTTGTTGCTGGACCTGGTGCATTAACAACACAAGCAGAAGGTTTAGCTTCTGGTCTTGGTAGTTTTCAACCTTTCTTAAACGAAGCAGCTGCGGCACAAACAAGAGCAAAAGATTTAGTAAGTCCAACTGCTTATCAATCTTATATGTCTCCGTATCAACAAGATGTTATTGACACAACATTAACAGAGTTTGACAGACAAACACAAAGAGGCTTACCCGCATTATCTGCAAGAGCAGTTGCTGCTGGAGCATTTGGCGGCGGAAGAGAAGGTGTAGAGAGAGCAGAGTATCAATCGGCATCAGATAGAAACAGAGCAGCATTACAAGCACAATTATTACAACAAGGTTTTGGCACAGCTCAACAATTAGCCGGTCAAGCTTTTGGTCAACAACAGGCTTTAGGAGCAGGTCAATTAAATTTAGCACAACAATCACCTGCATTATTAGGTCAACAGATTGCAAGCTTAACAGGTTTAGGCGCGCAGCAAGCAGCGAGAGCTCAACAAGGTTTAACAGCGCAACAACAGCTTGCATCAAGACAAGCTTTACAACCACTAGAAGCAGCACAACAGTTTGGTTCTGGTGTTACACAATTAATTGCAGGGTATCCTGGTAGAGAAAATATTTTACCACCAGCAGCAACACCATCTCCGTTAGCTACAGGACTTGGAACAGCATCAACACTAGCTGGTATCTACAGATTAATTAATCCATCGCCAACACAAATAAAATTTAGTTAATATGAGTAGAACATTAAAAAGACCAATGTTTAGAAAAGGCGGAGAAGTCATGGAAGGTGTTATGACCGGTATCAAGCCTCGAGAATCCTTTTCAGAAAAAGGCATCTCCGACGACTTAAAAGGTGATCTTGGAAGAATTCAACAAAGGGTAAATTTAATTGATGCTATTTCAGGGGCAGGATCTAGTCCCTTAGGAAATCCATTAACACAATTTTTATTACAAACAGGTCAAAATTTAATAGGAGGCACTGCAGCAGGTGGCACTAAATTACAAGAACTTGTAGGCGCAACTAGAGATCCATTAAACAAAGCAGTTGCAGCTCAAGAGAGAAGAGACGCTGGCAGAAGAAAACTAACAGCATCTTTGATAGGAAAACTAGGAGCAGGTAGCGCTCAACAAGCTTATAGAAGTTATGGCCAGTATATGACAAATCCTAACACAGGGAAAAAATTTACAGAAGAAGAGTTTAGACCTGTATATGGAATGAGAGAACTATATAGAAAACAAAAAAGTCCAGGTGAAATAGCTCTTGAGAAAAGTAAATTAACACAAGAAGATCTTTCAAAATATAAAGATTATCAAAAAAATCCAAAATATAGTGTTCTTGAAAAGACATCTATAGAAGGAGCTATTAATATATTAAAAAATAAACCAGAACTTGCAAAAATTACATCAAAAGGTCAAGATGTTTTTGTGCAAGGTAAAGAATATGATTTATTAAAACCTGTAACGAAAACAAAAAAAACAGGTGAAAAAGTAACATTAAAAAAATTAGAACCAAAAAAACCAGGAGATTTTGAAACAGGTGAAGTATATTGGATAATCGAAGAGGATGACTTTTTTATTTTTGATGGTTCTAATTTTACTCAGGTCCCGCCAAATTTAACTAAAAAATAGAAAGGAGTTTAAATGTCGGACACTTTTAAATTTCCAAAAGAATTTGGATTACTTGAGGAAGAAGAAATTATTGAAGAAGTTCCAAAAGAATTAGAAGACGGTACTCTACTAGAAGAAGCTAAACCAATTCCAGAAGAAGAAAAAACTCCTTTCTTTGGTAACGTTATTTCTCCAGACAGCAAGACAGGCACTGCTTTAGAAGAGCAAGTTAGAGGTATAAGTAAAATATTAGACAAAGTACAAGGTAAAGAAGTAGAGGAAGACTCATCTCTTTTAGAATCTTTGACAGGCGCTGGTATTAGTGCTGCTATAAAAATACCAAAAGGGCTCGTAACGTTTGGGACACTGCTATATGATATCTTTCAAGAAGAAGGTATACCAGTAGATGAGACTTTAACAGGTAAACTCAATGATACTTTTGAACAAACAACTTTAGGTAAAATAGAAAAAGCATCAGAAGAAGTAGCAGCAGAAACGGCAGCAGGTAAAATTACAGAAGCCATAGGTCAATTGTATGGTGCAGGTAAAATAGCACAAAAAACAGCTATACCTGTTATAGCAAAAACATCTCAAAAAGTTAGACAACTAGTAAACGGTATTAAAACTGGTAGATATGTTAAAACTTCAAATAATGTAAATGCAGCAAGAGCTGTTAAGGAAGCTAACAAATTAAATAAAATAACAGGCACGGATAAATTTGTTGCCATAGCAGTTGGTGGAGGTATAGGGACTGGTTTTATTGTATCTGATGTAGAAGACATTGGTACATTTGGTGATTGGGATTATTTAGATTTTTTACCCACAGGATTAGACAGAGAACAAAAAGAAGAAGGTGGTGAAGACGCACAAAGACAATTGTTAAACAGATTAAAATTTGGTTCAGAGCTTGCTTTTCCTATTGTACCTTTTGTTGTGGGCACAGGTAAAATAGGTAAACTTATTGTGCAAAAAGGTAAAGATATCGCATACAGTGATAGTATGTTAGAGCGATGGGTAGATAGATTTGTAGCCCAACCTTTTAGATCTAGAAGTAATAAGACACAAGAATTATTTGACAATATACAAAAGCTAGAAGGTAAAAAATCTGCAGTAAAAATTTTAGCTAAAGATGCTTCTAGAAACATTGATGATAGAATAAGAGAAATATCAAAAGAAACTAGAGGAGCTGCGCAAGCACTTAAAGATCCGGATACCATGTCAAAACTTATTGCAGAATTTACATATTCTGTTGACGACATAGTAAAACAAAATAAAATTGTTTTCCCTGGTTTTAATAAAGCTGTTAGAAATAAATTTACAGAGTCTTTAAATAAATTAGGTGTATCAAAAGGTTCTGTTAATAAAATAATATCAGATACAAAAGCATTTAGAGAAACAGCAACAGGTTTAAAAAATTTAATTAATGCTAGTAAAAGTGTACAAATAGGAACTGAAAAATTAAATAAAATATTAAATGAAAGAGTAAAAAATGTTTTAGCAGTTGATTATAAAATTATAGATGACAATAGAGGTTTATTTAATGGATATCTTCCTGCCGCTGAAAACATAGATGAAGTAGCTAAAATTTTACAAAGGTATGCAAGAGCTAATGGTAAGTCTTTAGATAACGAGTCTGCGGTTAAACTAGTAAACAATATAACTAAAAACGCTTTTAAAGATAAATCAACTAACTCTTTAGTGTTTGATATTGGAGAACAAAGTGCATTAGCTGATAAAGCTGTGCAAACTGTAAACATAGGTAAATATATAACTACAGGAAAGTTTAAACCGGATGGTAGAGGTGGTTTAATACAAAAAGAATCAGATCTTACAGCATTTAGAAAACTGTTTGGTGAGTATAAAAACGCACAAAAAGGTATTTATAGCGTAATGACAGATCTGTCTGAAATTATAGCTAGAGATAAATTTTATACTAATTTACTTAGAGACTCAGAAAACATAGCTAAACAATTAAAAGCAGGTGCAGATGCTGGTCAAATAGGTAGACCTATATTTTTTAAAAACTACAATGACGCTGTTTTAAATTTACCAAACCAAACTATTACAAGAAAACCATTAAGTTTAAAAACTAATTTACCAGAAACAATTTATAAAAGTCCTTTAGATGGATACTTTACAACAGAGCCTTTTGCCGAAGCAATAAGAGTTGGAGATGCAGTTGTAGGTAGTGCGATCACTAGAAGTTTACCTTACAGAATACTTATGTTGATACCAAAAGGATCTGCGCAAGCAGCTAAAACGGTCCTTGGATTTTTTACACACGCAAGAAACTTTTTTTCTGCTGCTATCACTACTGTGCACAGAGGTAATATTTTAATACCACCAGCTAAAATAGCTGAGTTTGCGAACAGAGCTAGAAAAGCTGTGCAGCCACAACTTTTATATAGAATGACAGGTAATCCCAAATATAGAAATGCACCTGAAGATCAGGCCATGTATAGATTTTTATTAGAAGAAGGTGTTACAAATCAGAACGTAGTGGCGAGAGACGTAGAAGGTATCTTTCAAGACGTTTCACAAATACGAACAAGATACGGCACAACAGATAGATATTTTAATAAAGTTTTAAATACAGGAACTAAAAAGTTTAGACAACTATACGATGTGGCTCAAGATTTATACACGGCAGAAGATGATGCATTTAGAGTTTATAATTTTTTAGCAGAAGCTCACAAACTAGATACTGCTTTTGAAAATGCAATTAAAAAAGGTATTAAAGATATAAATGGTAAAGTTGTAACAAGAGCTAACAAACCATCAGACTTAGCAATTATGAAAGAAGCAGCGCAGATTGTAAGAGAGACCGTGCCTAATTATGCATACGTATCTGATTTTGTAAAAAGTGTTAGACGTTCACCACTTGGAAGTTTCGCTGCTTTCCCTGCAGAAATATATCGAACAGGTGCGAACACACTGACAAGAGGTTTAAAAGAAGTCAAAGATCCAATAAGAAAACAAATAGGTATTAATAGTTTAACGGGACAAGCATTTACATATGCGGTATTACCAACAGCAGCAGTAGAAATATTTAGAGGTTTATACGGAGTAACAAGAGAACAATTAAATGCTATAAGAGAAGTGTTACCTACATGGTCGGAAGACAATACTATTTTACCTATTTATGAAGACGGCAAATATAAATATATAGATTTTAGTCATGGTTTTTTTTACGACACAATGATTCAGCCTGCGCAAACAGCATTATCAACAGTACAGAGAGATCCAGATGCTCCGTTAGTACCTATGATTTTAGATAGTATGGTAAAATCAATGGGTAAAATTTTAGAACCATTTGTTCAAGAAGCTATTTGGACATCAACTGTGTTTGATCTTTTTGTAAGAGGTGGAGTAACAAAAGAAGGTAGAAGAGTATTTAATGAAAGAGATGAATTAGGTGATAAAATATCTAAGTCATTTCAACACGCAGCGTACGAACTATCACCTTTCTCTTATGCACAGGTTTTAAGACTAACAAAAGCTGTAACAGGAGACACATTAAGAGGTGAAAAATATGAAATACCAGATGAACTTTTAGGATTTACAGGTTTTAGAAAAGTTCCAATAAATTTAGAAAAAGGTTTAAACTTTAAAATAGCAGAGTTTAAAAGAAACCAAAGAGCAGAACGTGCTTTGATATACGAAGGCACAAGAACGGGTGATCCCATAACAAACAAAAATAAAATTATAGAACAGTATATAAAAGCCAACAGACAACATTTAGAATCTTATAGTAAATTACGTAGAATCTATGACGCTGTAAAAGTATTAGGCATGAGAGATCCTAAGATTGCAGAAGAGTTTGATGATCAAAAATCTATGCCTTTATATGGATTTATAGAGAATAATAGGTTTAAACCGTTTGGTATAAGCACAGATGTTTTAGCTGGTTATCAAAAATTATCTGAAGAAAAAGGCATACCAAACCCATTAGATAAAGAAGTTCTTAAAATATTAAATAAAATACAAGACAAGTTGTTTGAAGACCAACAATTGAACAAACCTTTTGTTATTAAAGAAGAAGATTATTTATTACCAGAACCAGGGAGAACAAGTAGTATTCCTTTACCAGAAACTCCTATGCCTGACGCATCAGTGGTGGCTTCTAATCAAGCACCAGCGAATACCATGAAGACAGGGTTGACTGTAACAGAACAAGCGTTATTATCAGAAGAGGAAAAAATGATGACACTTAAAAACAGAGGACTAGCTTAATGGCAATTACTACACCTTTAAAAGGAACAGGAGGCATTAGCGATGCAACTATTAATTACATGCTGCAAAGTGGTGATCCAGATTTTATTAAGCAAGCTAATGAATATATAGCCGCAAAAGAAAAACAAGCTAAAGAACGTGGAACAGATAAAGGTATTTTGGGACTTTTTGGATTTAGTAAAGCAGCAGCAGCTGAACCAGAGTTAAATCCTATTCGATTAGATACACCTATTAATCAATTTAGTGTAACACAAAAACCAATGTTTGAAATGAAGCCTGAAGTTAACGTACCAGGTAATTTTGATATGAGAGGTTCTGTTGTAGAAAATGTAGTAGATACACCTACTAGAGAGTTTGGAGACATGTTGGTAGGCAGACCTGATCAAGTTATTTTTGGGTCTACTGGTCAAAGATTTAATTTGGAAAACAACCCTGAATTATTTTTTAACACGGCAGCGGGAAAAGCTGAGGCTGACGAAGAACAAGATTTTTTTGATTATCTTAAAAATTTAAGTGGCGGAGTTGTTGATTTTGGAAAAGATATTTTAGGTAGACAATTTTCATCTCAAGCTTTAGGTGGTGCGGGTGGAATGATTTTTGGACCTATGGGTGCAATAGCTGGAGGAATTACAGGGTTACTTAAAGGCGGTGATATGTTTAAGCCATCTTATGATCCTTTTTATAAACAGTTTGCAGATTCAGGTCAGGGAGGCGCAGGTTTTAAAGATAAATATGGCATCAACACAGTTTCTGCTTTTGGTGATTATGGAAAATATGCTTTAAATAAAGCTTTTGGTATAAATGCTTTAAAGGGAGATAGAGGTGATTTTTATAGAAATGTAGTAAATAAAAAAAATGCAGCCATGACTGATGCAAATGTTGGTTTTGTAGATCAAGATAGTGGTAGCGGCGATTCTGGGCCGTCTGGATATGAGGGTATGAGTGATGCAGCAAGTGATCAAGAACGATCCGAAGGCGGCAGAGGAAGTAGAGGATAATGACTAAAGACAACGCACTACAACGAATAGATTCACACGAAAAACTCTGTAGAATTATGCAGAAACAAACTCACGACAAGATTCATAAACTAGAATCACAAATTACTAGAGTAGAAAGAATATTATTAGTATCTATGGGAGCAGTCATCACAGGTATGGGTGGTGTTATTTTAGTTCTCTTACAAAAACTTTAGATCCAAGCTTTTAATTCTTCGCCCATAATCTCTGTAGCTATATTAACTTTGTTACGTAATGACTTCACAATCTTGTCATCAATAGTATCTTCAGCCATAATATCAATATATGTCATGGGTCTTTTTTGACCTATACGATCTATTCTAGCTTCTGATTGTTGTCTCTTCTCAAGATCATAACCATTAGAATAATATATCATAGTTGATGCACCTGTAAGTGTAATACCATAACCACCAGTTTGTGGTGTGCCAATTATAAATCTAACTGGTGAATTTTCATCTTGAATTTTTTTAATTGCTTTCTGTCTATCATCTGTAGTCGTATCACCATAATATGTGACCACCGTATTCTCGCCATATTTTTTTGATATAGCCTCTACAATCTTTTCTATGTCATGTCTGTAGTGAGCCCATATTACAGCTTTACCTTCTACTTCTTCTAGTATGCCTAACAACTGAGTAATACGATTGTTTTTAAGATCTTGCACAACGCCATCATTAGATTTAAAATGACCACAAGTTATTTGATGTAATCTCATAAGCTGTGTAATAACTGTAGCAGATGTAACCATTTTACCATTTAAGAATGCAATAGCTTCTTGTTTCATTTGTTTGTAAACTTTCTTTTGTTCATCTGTAAGCTCTACAATTCTTTTCATATATGTTTTTTTAGGTAGGTCTAGACAATCATCTTTCAACACACGATATGAAAAAGGTTTTAGTTTTTCTGATAGTTCGGGTAAATTTCTATATCCAACTACTATTTCTACTGATCTGCCAGATACATTTATTTTTCTACACACAGCATATCTAGTTCTAAATGCGTAGTATGAAGATTGATCTAATAAAAAAGGATCTAAAAAATAACATTGTGTAAATAAATCTAAAGGTGATTTAGTAACGGGTGAGCCTGTAAGTATTCTTCTATACTTTGTCAGCGGTCTCAGTGAAACTATATTTTTAGTTCTTAAAGCTCCAGGGTTTTTAATAGTAGTAGACTCATCTATGGCCATTAAATTCTTATGACTATTTAAAAATTTTTCTGCGAAATGCATACCTTTTTTAGTAGAAAAAGCCTCTACATTCATAATCAATATATGTAGATCTGCGCCTGTAGAAAACAAAGGTTTTAAATCTTTTGCGTTAGGATCTGTTCTCCAAAGACCAATTTTTTTAGGCACATAATCAGGCATATGATTAGGTATTTCTTGATCAAACCAGTTTTTATACACACCTTTAGGGGCTACAATTAAAGCACCATTTATCTTGCCTGCGTTATAAAGCATAGCAATATTGTCAATTAGTACCTTAGATTTACCCGTACCCATCTCCATAAAATAAGCAAAAACTTCTTTGTCCCAAGACATTTCAAGAGCTTTCTTTTGATGAGCAAAAGGCTTGCTTTTATATTTGTAATGCATAATATAATTTTACTTTCTATTGAAAGCATATATATTGTGTGTTAAACAATGTCAAGAAAGTATTTATGGTAGATTACGAAAAATTAAAACATACAGATAAACAATCTATAGTATATGTAATACAAGATATACCAGGCACTAAAGCTGGTGCGCCTAAAATTAATATTATAGGAGCAACACAATTTGGTAATCTAAAAGTTTTACTACCAGAAAACTCACAGATTATATTAAGTCCAAATTATGTCATTACTACACTTAGACAAAAATTAAAAGATTATACATCAAGAGATTATTTACTACTTACAGGCGATCCCGCCATAATTGGGGTGGCATGCTCAATAGTATCAGATATTACGAACGGAAAATACAACTTATTAAAATGGGATAAACAAGAAAGAAGGTATTATCCCGTAGAAATAAATTTATATTCTAAGGGTTGACTTATATATTATTAACCTATATATAAATAAACGAGAAAGTTATGACAATTGATTTTGAAAAAGATAGAATGCAATCTGTTGAGCAGATAGATTCCGCTAAGCGATTATCGGATAAATGTTTAGAGCTTAAAGATTTAGAAGATGAGATTGCAAACGCAGAAGAGAGTGTAAAAAAATTAAAAGAAAAAGCAAAACAAGTTTCTACTGTAGAGATTCCAGCTATGATGGATGAAATGCAGATTACAAAATTAAAGCTGAAAGATGGTGAGTCCGTTGAAATTAAAAAAATATACGGTGCTTACATACCTGCTGAACAACAAGCAGCAGCTTTTACATGGCTTCGTAACAACGGCTTAGGTGATATTATTAAAAATGATATTACTGTTACCTTTGGTAAGGGCGAAGATAACAAGGCGGCAGAATATGCTGTCCTTGCAAAAGGTCAGGGGTATGAGCCAATCCAAAAGATTGGTGTTCATCCCCAGACTTTGAAAGCAATGGTTAGAGAACGTCTAGAGTCAAATCAAGATGTTCCTTCTGACCTATTCAAACCGTTTGAGGGTAACCAAACGAAAATAACAAGGAGAAACTAGAAATGAGTGACGCGAAACAAGTGACAACTAAAAAAGAAAACCTACCATCTGCAGGTTTATTTGAAGCAGATGCACAAATGGGTTTTGAGAATGTGAAGACAGATAGTCTGGCTCCACCAATTCTAAAACTTTTACAGAATGGATCAGCAGAGGCACAGAAGCGTAATGAAAAATACGTAGAAGGTGCTGAACCTGGTATGTTCTTAAACACTGTTACGAAAGTGTTATATGATGGTAACAAAGGAATACAAGTTGTTCCATGTTACTATAGATTAGAATACCAAGAATGGGCAGATTATGGAACAGGTTCAGGCAGACCTGAAATGATCTATCCTGATACTTCGGATATTCTTGACAAAACTACCAAAGGATCCGATGGAAAAGACAGACTGCAAAGTGGTAATTACATTTTAACAGTAGGTCAGCACTTTGTAATTATACTTGGTGACAAAGGTTCTGAAACTGCGATGATCTCTATGAGTTCATCACAAGGTAAAGTTAGCAGAAAATGGAATTCCATGATGAAGTCTATTAGTTTAGATGGAAAAAATGGACCATACACTCCACCATCATTTAGCCACGTCTATAAATTATCTTCTGTATTAAATACAGGTAAAGGTAATCAATGGTACGGCTATAATGTTTCTAAGGTTGGAATGTTAGAAGATGCCAACATGTATGAACGAGCTAAAAAGTTCTACTCAGGCATGGCTAACAAAGGCTAATAATAACTTGGGGGCGCAAGCCCCCAATACTTATAGTGGTGATGACAGAATTAGATAAATTTATAAATATATTTGAAGGCTCATACAGTGCCTACGGTCAAACTAGAAAAACAGAAGAGTTTGATGAGAGAGGTAAACATAAAACTAGATCTTTTATAATTAAAAAAACTCCTACTAAAAGAATGTTTCAAGAACATTTAGATGGTAGAGACCCCGCATTAGGTATCATACCAATTAATGAATCAAATAAATGTAAATGGGCATGTATAGATATTGATTTATACAATGGTTTTGATCACAAAGAATTAATTAGAAAAATACGTCAGCATAACTTTCCTTTGATTGTGTGTAGATCTAAATCAGGTGGGGCACATGTATTTTTATTTGCAGATGAGTTTTTACCAGCTGTGTTATTTAGAAGTAAATTAAAAGAAATGGCAGCTAAACTTGGTTATGCTAATGCAGAAATATTTCCAAAACAAAATAAGGTTGATATGCAGAAGGGTGGCACCGGTAGTTTTTTAAATCTTCCGTATCATAATGTAAAAATGACAATGCGATATGCAATTAAAGACGATGGTGCAGCAATGTCTATGAATGAGTTTTTTGAAGCGCATGATAAAGCAAAACTATCAGAAGATCAACTATCTAAATTGTCTATAAAAGAAGAAAAAGTTCTTGACAATTTACTCAAAGGTGCGCCACCATGTTTGGTTACAATTTCTAAACAAGGTATACCTAATGGTCAAAGAAATAACGCCTTATATAATTTTGGTGTTTATACTAAGAAAAGATTTCCTGATACATGGGATAGAGAATTATTTAAATATAACGATGCATATTGTAAACCACCGTTAGATAAAAAAGAAGTAGATACTTTAATTAAATCTATTGAAGGTAAAGAATATAATTATAAATGTAAGGACGAACCTATCGCATCTTTTTGCAACGCTAAAAAATGTGTTATGCAAGAGTTTGGTGTAGGTGATGGTCTACCAGAAACAGAAATAAAAGAGATACAAAAGTATGACTCTGATCCACCACTGTATTATGTAACCATAGGTGATGAGCAAGTAGAAGTAGAGTCACAAGATTTACATGAACCAGATAGATTTTCATTGAAATGCTTAGAACAAATTGACCAAGCTATGCCTCCAGTGGGTAAACTAATCTGGAGAAAGGCAATAAACAAATTATTAAAAAACACAATACCTATTGAAGCACCAGAGTCTACTAAAGTACATGTCCAGTTAAAAGAATTACTATCAGATTATATAAATAAAATACCAGGTAAAGATTGGAAAGATATATTACGTGGTCTTGCTTACACAGAAAACGATATAAGTTATTTTAAGTTTAAAGATTTTTGGAAGTATTTAGTTAGAACAAAAGTGTGGGACACAAAGAAATATCAAAAGCAAAAGACAGCAAGAATGTTAGAGACTTTGTTTGATGCAGAGGAGATACCAGGCAAGATAGAAAGCAAGAGTGTAAGATACATGTCATTACCTAGTTTAAAATTAGATAAGCCAAACGTTAGAAAAGATAAAATGAAGGAGGCTCCTTTTGCGTAGAATTATTATCCCTGGCCCACCAGGCACGGGTAAAACACATAGATTGATGCACTATCTTGACCAAGAGCTAAAACAAACTGAGCCTGACAAGATAGCGTACATAGCTTTTAGTAACGCTGCAGCAAATGTAGCAAAAGAAAGAATAAAGAATGACAAAATATACGTAAGCACAATGCATTCCATGGGAACAAGGGAGTGTGGTATTAATACTAAAACACAATTATTAAAAGGAGATAAATGGAAAAGTTTTAAAAACTTCTCTCGTATTTGCGCTGACTTATCTTTTGAATCTCGTATAAATATAAACGGCTATGTTGAACATACCAATCCACACATGCGTATTATAGAATTTTCTAGAAATAAAAAAATATCAATAGAAGAATCAGCTATTGAATTAGATCTACATTACACCACAGACATTTGGCTAACAGAGCAAATAGCTGCTGATCTAAACACATTTAAACAAAGTACGGGTATGATTGAATACTCTGATATGATTTCCAAGTTTGTCGAGGGAGACCAATGTCCACCACTACATTGTGTTTTCCTCGATGAAGCACAAGACCTAAGTCCTTTGCAATGGGATATGTTCTTTTACATAGAGAGCAAGTGTGATCGTTCTTACATTGCAGGAGATGATGATCAAACTATTTACTCGTTTCAAGGTGCTTCACCTAAAATATTTATAAATTTAGAAGGTAGAAAAGACCCACAAGTACAGTCACGTAGAGTGCCTAAATCTGTGCATAAACTAGCCACAAGTATTTTTCCACACATGTCTCAACGTTTGATTAAGGAATGGAAGCCAAGAGATGAAGAGGGCTCTGTTACTATGAACGCAAACTTTGAAGAACTAGAATTACATAAAGATAAGTGGATGATATTGACTCGTACGAATAAAATGTTAGAAAGGATACGTGATCATTTATACAGCATGAATTTTAGATTTGAATCAAAGGCACAAGAGTTACTTCCTAATAAAATGTTAAGTGCGTACAGAGTTTGGAAACGTTTGAACCAAGGTGCTTATGTCGATAAAGAAGATTGTAAAGATCTTTGGGATTATCTAACAGTTAAACAAGGACATCTTGTTAGGGGTTTTGCTAGCGGTAAAACACTAGAAGATGTAACATCAATAAATCTAGAGGGACTAAGAGCTGAACACGGGTTGCGAGCGACGGGAGGCTGGGAGCAGTTAAACTTTCCAGAGTCAAGTAAGTTATATATAAAAAAATTACTAGAATCAGGTGATGATTTAATGAAACCTGCAAGAATAAAATTATCTACAATACATGGTGTAAAGGGTGAAGAACAAGACAATGTTGTTTTGTTTACAGATATAGAAAGAATAATCTATGAATCAGCAAGGAGAAATCCTGACCCAGAACATCGTTTATTTTTTGTAGGTATAACAAGAGCAAAAGAAAATCTATTCGTATGCACACAACATTACGAATATCAATATAACATAGGAGCACCAATAATATGACAGATCCAGATGGACTAGAAAAAGCATTTCCCCAATCAAGGCAGGTAGGTGGGAATCACTATAAAAATTTTCACATTCAGCCGTACGAATTTATTTCAAAGAATAACTTATCGTTCTTTCAAGGCTGTGTTGTGAAATATGTTTGTAGATATTTGAATAAAAATAAGGTACAAGACTTAGAGAAGATTATTCACTATTGTGAATTAGAGATTCTAAAACTAAGAGATAAAAAGAAATAATGTTTACAGTGCAAACAGAATGGGATTGCCCAGAAAGTTTTCCTGATTTATCAGGAGAAAAATATATAGCAATTGATTTAGAAACAAAAGACCCAGATTTAAAATCAAGAGGTTCTGGTGCGATACAGGGTAGAGGCGAGATAGTTGGTATAGCCGTAGCTGTTGAGGGATGGAAAGGATATTATCCGATAGCTCACGAAGGTGGCGGTAACATAGACAAAAGAACTGTATTAGAATGGTTTAAAAAAGTTTGTGCGACAGACTCTTATAAAATATTTCATAACGCAATGTATGACGTGTGCTGGATTAAAGCTTACGGTATACCTATCAACGGACATATCATGGATACTATGTTGATGGCATCTTTAATTGATGAGAATAGACTATGGTACACACTAAATAGTATATCATATGATTATTTAAGAGAAGTTAAAGACGAGAAAGCTTTAAAAGAAGCTGCAGACTCTTGGGGCATAGATCCTAAAAAAGAATTATATAAATTACCAGCAATGTATGTAGGAAACTACGCAGAGCAAGATGCAAATTTAACGTTAGAATTATTTAAAAGGTTGTCAACAGAAATACAAAAGAAAAACTTAGTAGAGATTTTTGATTTAGAAACACAATTGTTTCCGTGTTTAATTGATATGAAGTTTAAAGGGGTTCGTGTCGACGTAGAACGTGCTCATAAATTGAAACAGCAGTTATCACAAGAGGAAGCGCTACTCCTAGAAGAAGTAGAAAAACAAACAGGAATAGATGTTCAAATATGGGCAGCAAGATCGATAGCCAAAGTGTTTGACAAACTTTCCTTACCCTACGCCAAAACCGAGAAAACTGGGTCACCTTCATTTACTAAAAATTTCCTTTCCACGCATAATAATTCTGTAGTTAAAAGTATAGCAAAGGCTAGAGAGATAAACAAGGCACACACAACATTTATAGATACTATATTAAAACACAATTACAGGGGTAGAATACATGCCGATATAAACCCTATAAGGTCTGATCAAGGCGGTACAGTTACAGGTAGATTTAGTTATTCAAACCCAAACCTGCAACAGATACCAGCTAGAAATAAAGATTTAGGTCCAATGATTCGTTCTTTATTTTTACCAGAGAAAGATTGTAAGTGGGGTTGTTTTGATTATAGTCAACAAGAGCCAAGACTTGTAGTTCACTATGCAGCTATGACAGAGCCAATATCTTACGATAAATCTGTAACAGACATAGTAGAAAAATTTAATAACAACGACATAGACTTTCACCAAACAGTTGCAGATATGGCGAGTATATCTAGAACGCAAGCTAAAACAATTAATTTAGGATTGTTCTATGGTATGGGTAAGAAAAAACTACAAGCAGAGTTAGGATTAGGCACAAAAGAAGAAGCAGAAAAACTTTTTAATAAATACCATGATAATGTTCCTTTTGTTAGAGATCTAATGGATTCAACATCTAGACTCGCACAAATATCAGGATCTATCGGAACTTTATTAGGGCGTAGGTGTAGGTTTGCAAAATGGGAACCTAATCAATTTGGTATGCATAAACCTATGGAACTTGAAGAAGCAGAAAGAACTTATGGTAGAAAAAATATACGAAGAGCTTTTACATACAAAGCATTAAACAAATTAATACAAGGCTCTGCAGCTGACATGACTAAAAAAGCTATGTTGGATCTATATAACGAAGGCATCATACCTCACATACAAATTCATGATGAGTTAGATATCTCTGTTAAAAACGAAGGCGAGGCAAAAAGAATAATTGAAATTATGGAAAATGCTGTTAGTCTAACTGTTCCCAATAAAGTTGATTACGAATCAGGAGACACTTGGGGTGATATTTATGGATAACTATGGCTTATTTAAATGCAAACATACCGGTAGAGTACGCACAAATCAAAAGAGAATATCTCTATGATCTTAAGAAACACCACGGGGAAGTCGAAGACTGTATTATTTTCGGCATATCATCTATTACGGGGAAGTCTATTCTTTTTCATGCAATTATGGAGAATGGTGCAATCTTTTATCGTTTACCAATTACGGCTTTTATTCAACGTGGTTTTCAACCGAAGTCTGTTCCCAATAGGAGACTTGATGAATTACAGCTTTGGAATTGTTTTAGTTATTACCCTTCTGTTCATACTTGGGATATCCTAGAAGCTCAAGCTGGTAAATACATAGGAAAAGATAAAAAATGGCATCCAGGTAAGTATTTATTTACTGTTGACTTTGCTCACCCTGAAAGTAATATACTTGACACGGATCATTCAGAGATACCGCACGAGCATAAATGCGCTCACATCATAGCCCTAGACGATGGGAACTATGCAGCACAACCTAACAACAGATGTATTTGGGATATACCTTCTTTCACAGTAAAAGATAATATTCCTGACTGGAAAGTGCAGACCTCTGAGTGGAATGTAGAAAACACAAGTAAATGGAAGACCGAAGATACGGACAACTTCTTTTACGAAATTGAGGAGAAAAAACATGATTGAAAAATGTAAAAATATTTGTTGCAGAGCCTGGGATTGGATTAAAGGTTTGTGGGACAAGTATGTTAAATGGATCTTTAAAGGTTTTTATAAGTAATGGCAAAGAAACAACCTAAAAGTAAATTATCCAGATTTGAATGGGTAAAAAAGAATATAGTAATTGTACCTGTTGTGGCTGCAATATTAGCCGGAACATTTACATCTGTAAGATATGTTCTTAATCTTACTGATACAATAGAAGCAAACAAATCAACTCTTGTAAATATTGAAAGAGATTTAAAAGTAGCAGAAGATAAGCTAACGGAAATTGCTACAAGATTATCTGCAGCAGAAGCAACGTGGGATATGGCAGAAAATTTATATAGACAACTAGCAGACCAGGTAAGAGAACATGCATACGATATCAAAGATCTTAACAGGTAATCTATTCTGGATTATCTTTTTTCTGATTGTAGCTACATCAGCACAAGCACGTAACGA